GGGGCTTTGTATGTTTCGCAAAGCAAGCCGACAGAACTGTATATCGGCATGGAACTTGAGACCGAGTCATGCGGATACATGTATGCAGAAGGTGCGGATCATGTTTACAACTCGCTTGGAGAAGATCAGGTTTATTTGAAGCATGATGGTTCGTTGTCTAGTGGTTTCGAGATTGTGACGATGCCAATGACTATGGATTGGTATATGCACAATTTCAATTGGAAAGCCATTTCTGGTTTGAGTGATCTGAGTTTCAAGGCTTGGAATCGTCGTTCTTGTGGTTTGCATTTGCATATGTCTCGTAGTGCGTTTACGGGTCCGAAGCATTTGTTTAAGTTCTTTTATTTGATGTATAAGAACTCTGCGGAAATGATCAAGTTTGCTGGTCGTGAGTCTGGTTATGCGTCTTGGGATATCAAGGCTTTCTTGAATCGTCAGGGTTGGTTTGACGAAGACACACGGACGGGGCATTCGTTTATGGATATGGCTAAGGCTAAGTCGATAAATGATAATCGTTATTGTGCGATTAATTTGCGTAATCGTGCGACGATTGAGTTGCGTTTCTTCCGTCCGTCTTTGCGTGTCGAGACTGTTCAGGCTGCTATTCAGATGGCTGACGCTGCTTACAGGTATACGGCGGCTCTTCCGACTGTGGATGTAATGAAGAATAATGCTCTTGCTTTTGATTCTTTCAAGGCTTGGGTCAATGAAGGTGAGTTCAAGGATCGTTACGCAATTCTTGCGCAGCGTATCTCTGAGCGTGTTATCGGTTAATCAGGAGGCCGTATGTGTTTGTTGACTTTTATTCCAGAATATGTGAATCCGGATTTGGATCGTTTCGCTAACGCTGCATTCAATAATCCTGATGGTTTTGGTTTCGCCATCTCGACTGGTAAGCGTATTCTTACTGGTCATGGTATGAATTTTGATCAGGTTGCTGATCAGTTTACTGAGTTGCGTAAATCTAATCCGGGTCATGCGATGTTCCACTTTAGGTGGGCCACGCATGGTTCTACGAATATCAATAACTGTCATCCGTTTTTTCTAGGTGACAGTCGTCTTAGTGTGGTGGGGCATAACGGTATTTTGCCGGTGAAGATGCCTACTGGTGATGTTCGTTCGGATACTAAGGTCTTTGCCCAGGATATCATGCCGGCAGTTGGTGGCATTACTGCTTTGGATGATGATGAGTACTTCAAGAAATTGGAGGCTTGGGCGAAGGGTTCAAAGCTTGTCTTTTTAACTGTTGATGATGATGCAAAATATGATTTTTATATTTTGAATGAGTCTGATGGTCATTGGGATCAAGACATGTGGTGGTCAAACCATTCGTACCAGTACAGCCGTGTGTATTCTTCGTTGGGTTCATACGGCAGTTCGTATGGTGGTTGGAGTATGGAATCGTATTCCGGTGCCGATGGTGATGTTGCTATGGCATCTTGGGATGAAGTTGGTGACGACAAACTCGAATCTCGCATTGATGAGATTTTTGAGCAGTTCGATGTTTTCACCACATACATCAGCGAAGATAAATCATTGATTGATTGCTACACATGCAAGTTGCAGGAAGCTGTTCCTGCTTCTGCGATTGTTACTCATTGTCCTTCATGTACTTGTTGCCTGTTTTGTGGTTCGTGGGATTGTACATGTTGGGATGAGTTGTATGAGCATTTCGATTTTGAGCCGTATAAGCGTTTAGCAGAGTTCAGGTAACAGGAGGATATATGCCAACTATCAAAGTTAAGCCAGTTGAAGCAACAGTCCAGTTGGATTCAACGATGCAGGATCTTATTGATGAGCGTGTCAAGGCTGGAATAAATTCTTTCACCAAGGACAGCGTGGTCAATATGATCAAGGAAGAGATGAGTCGTGGTGATTGGTATCGCAACGCTCAGATGATTGATCTGCTCAAGCAAGCGATTAAAGATCAGTTGATTGATTCTGTTGCTTACGATCAAAACTTCCAGACTCAAACAGCAGAGATCGTCAAAGAATATATTCGTGAGGGCATCGAAGATTCTATTGATCATCAGACGATTGTCAATGAGTATTTGAAGCGAAACACAAATCTCAACAAGGAAGATATTGCTTCGGCTTTGATGAACAGCAGTCGTTTCCGTACCATGATCAACATGGAAGTTTCTGAGTTCATGCGCAGTTTCATGGATAACTACAACATGCAGTCAGAGTTTGATTTGGCGATTGATAAGAAGTCTGCGTTGATTGCGGATGCTGCTGTTCAGCAGATTGCTAATCTTTTCAAGAAGGCAAAAGATGTCTAATGCTGAAGTTATTTCCTTTCCTCATTTGCGTGAGGAATGGATGGCTCAAGCAAATTGCAAGAACAGTCCTACTCGATGGTGGTTTCCTAATCATGGTGATTCGGGCGAGGATGTTCGTAACAGGAAACAAGCCGTACGTATGTGTCTAATGTGCAAGGTGCGTAAGGATTGTCTTCAGTATGGAATAAAAACAAGTTCATCTGGGATTTGGGGTGGTGTCACTTTGGATCGTGGGTCTAATCGAAAGTTGGGTATTCGTGTCAGCAACAAAGGACTTTGAGATTATCGTTAATGATGTTTTGAAGGGTTTGAATAAAGTTGAGGGTGATGCTTTTCGGGCGCCACCGCATATTTTTGGTGTTCAAACTTTTTCTTCAGAGCCGCCGTTCATCGTGCCGATTAGCACGGCGGATGATCCATATGCGCTTCTTAATACAGAGAATGCTAATCGTCTGAGTGTGTATCAAGGTTTCTTGATTACTTCTACAGGCAGAGCATACGATCTGAACAAAGAAGAAGAGCATCGAATTATGTTGATGTTGTACAAGGATTCCGATGGTTATCAGAACGCTATCATTTTTCAGGAAAGTGGTGAGCAAATCTTGACTGACGAAGAAGATGGTGAGCCGGGTGGTGAGTTGTATGATGCTGTCAAGGAGTTTGAGTATTTCCGTCAGCTTGCTTTGAAGGCTGAGTTGCAAAAGGGTTGCAATGATTGATGCTCGACCGTTGGAACCTACTGTTGATATATCTGCAACTTTAAGTGAACTTCGGGTGGCTGTTTCTTTGATGGGTACTGCTATTCAGGGTTTAACGCATAAGTTAATGTTGATGGAAACACTCGAGAATGTTACAGACAGGTTACGATATGAGCATATCTATAATGACCTGGCGTTAGCTGCCCGATTGAAACGTGAGATGGAAGACACTCTTCTACTCGCCCTAAAGGAGTAAATGGTGCTTAAAGCCTTGATTTCCGCAGTTATTATCACAATTCTGCCCATCGATTCGTGGGATGGTTTGACCCCATATTCTCGTCATGAAGAGTATTCTCGGGTGGAACCGCCAGTTAGTGCTAAATGTCCTGAGTGGTGGAATCTGGCGCAGTCTGTGGGCTGGTCAGCCCAGCAGCTGCCGATGCTTGATCGAGTTTTGTGGCGTGAATCAAGGTGTTACGACAATGTGCATAACCCTACCGACCCTAGTGGGGGTAGTTTCGGGTTGTTGCAAATCAATGGTTTCTGGGTCAAGTATCTTTCTGATGCGGACCTCCTGAACGCTCGTTCGGATTTATTTGACCCGGAAATTAATCTTCGTGCCGGGTTGGCTATTTACAATTACGCCCACATGAAGCATGGCAAGGGTTGGTCGCCTTGGGGTTTTCTCAGGGATACTTGATCGATACTTGACAGCTGTGCTAGCGTGGGGGGAACCTACGGAGGGGGGCACAGGATACTCTCGCACACCGACCGTAAGGTCGGGTGTGCTCGTTCCGTTCACAATCTACAGATTGGATTCTAATGCGTTTTGTTGACGATGACAAGATTTATGTCCGTCAGTCTTGGCTTAATGATGCTTTGATGTGTCCTGAGCGTGCTCGGCTCATGGAGAAAAATCCTGAGTTGCGTCGTGAAAATGATTCAGCGATGATGGGTACGGCCTGTCATACGGCTATTGAGGCTATTCTTAATAATGAGATTGATGCCGGCGATGCCGGTGATTATGCGGTTCATGCGTTTCGTTCGGCTGAGCAGGACTTGTGGGCGCAAAACAAGCAGATCTATGTTACGAATACTGATCCTGCTAAGTGGGATACTCATATTCATTCGATGGCCTCTGCTTGGGTTCGTGATATTCTGCCCGTCGTCCCACTTGGTGGGGAGACGGAGCATAAGTTTGCTGTGCATGTCGGGTCGGTAAAGAATGCTCTTTATGAGTATGAGCTGTACTTTGAGGGCACTATTGATTATGTGCATCCTTCGGGTTTGTGGGATTGGAAAACAAGTGCTCGTAAGTATTCTGAGGTGGAGAAGCAGACCCAGAATATTCAGTCGGCTTTGTATGTTGAGGCAATGGTTCGGGCGGGTGTGCTTGAATATCCATCGAATTTTTCGTTTGGTGTGATGATTCGTAATGCTTCGTCTTCGGGTCAGGTTGTTTCGGTGAAGCGTACTGAGGGTCATGGTTCTTGGGTTATTCAGCAGGCTCAAGCCTTGATTAATGGTATTCTTCTTAGTAAGATTTATTTGCCAGATGAACGCTGGCTGATAAACGACCAGCACTTCCTGTGTTCTGATAGGTGGTGTCCGGTTTGGTCAATGTGTAAAGGAGCGCACATCAAAGGCTCCACTAGCGTCGAGGAGGCGTAATGGATAAGGACAGAGCAATTATCATGCAGGTTTGTGCGAAGATCGCAGCCGATATGACTGATAAGTCGTTGACTGTTGATGCTCGCATTGGTGAGTTTGCAAACATTTTCGGGTCGGTTTCTGAGATCATGTTGGACACCATTTATGGTTCTCCGCAGGGTTCGCAAGATCAAAATGCTCAGGCTGTGAATATGATGCGTGAAGCGTTTGGTGCTACTGAAGTTTCTTCTTCGGGTGGCGATATTCGTGTTGTTGGTAAGCAGCATGGTGATCTTCCGGATTGGTTGATTAAGGCTTGTAAGCGTGATGGTGTCACGAAGATTTATGACAACCGTGATTCGCTTGATAAGAATCCTAAGCGTCCTCACTTCAAGGCTGTTGAGGGTGAGAAGGCTTACTGGCCGCCTCGGTCTAAGTAATGCGTTTGTCGCCGGAAGATATTGCTGCCGGCTGGGATTTGGTGGGGAAGTCCGCTTCCCCACCTGAACCTGAGTATCGGATGTATTCTCCGTTGGCTGATGCTGCGGATTCGTTTGTTCGTTGGGCTCAGTCTCCGCAGGAACGTATCCATTTGGGTATTCCTCGAATTGATGCGGAGTTGCGTGGTATTGCGCCTGGTGAAATTGCGATGATGCTCGGGTTCGCTCATGGTGGCAAGACTTTATTGTTGATGCATGCGTTGCGTCATAATCGTGATAAGCATATTGCGATGTTCATTCCTGATGAGCCTCGTCAGCTTGTGTTGACTAAGTTGACTTGTATTCAGCATCGTATTGATGCTCGTGAGCTTGAGGCTCGGGTGGCTGCTGATGATGCTGATGCGATTAAGTTGTTGCGTCGTACAGCTGAAGAGGATTTCCCGAATCTTGCTGTGTTTGATCAGCCTTTGGCTGCTTCTGATATGGAGCGTGCCTATAACGAGGTTTGTGATGTTTGGGGTCGGGTGCCTGAACTAGTTGTTGTTGACTATTTGGATTTGGTTGAGGCTGGTGAGACTGTTCCGGATAAGGCTACTTTCTTGAAGGGTTTTGGTCGGCGTCACGATATTCCGATGCTTGTGTTGCATCAGACGTCTCGTACTGCTGGTGCTGATGGTGCGAAGTTGACCATGTCTTCGGGTTCGTACGGTGGTGAACAGCAGGCAACCAGTATTATCGGTGTTCGTCGCAAGAAGTATCAGATTGCTGCAGAGATCAATGAGTTGATTGAGAAACTTGATCGTTCGCATTCTGAGCGTGCTCAGGATCGTTTGGATTATTTGCGTAGCGAAGCCAGGATTCATGAGTTTACTGTGACGGTTTCTTTGTTGAAGAATAAGCGTCCAGCTGGTCAACTTGTTGATGATATTGATTTCGAGTTGGATACCGCTACGGGTCGGTTGACTGATCTTAGTGGTGCTTTGCCGACGCAATATCAGCAGGGTAATTTTTATGAGCAATCTTTCTAGTTCGGTTGATTTATTTTCTGAGCTTTTTGACGGTCGTACAGATGCGTACGGCACTTGGGATGGTGGGTCTGTCAAAGCTTCGGTGACTTCAGATATGTTCGCCTCACATTTGAACGGCGATTTCTATTTCGGGGTTTATCCGTTGCTTGACGACTCCACTGTCAAGTGGGGTTGTTCGGATATTGATGTTGATGATCTTGATGCGGCACGTAATCTTCAGACAGCTTTCTTTTTGAAGGGTGTTGTTTCTTATGTTGAGAAAACTCGACGTGGTTATCATGTTTGGGTTTTCGCTGATGATTGGGTGCCGGCTTGGATTATGCGTCGTGCGTTCCTAGCTGCCCACCAAGTAATCAATCTTCCTGCTAAAGAGGTTAATCCCAAGCAGGAGATTTGTTCGGGTTTGGGTAACTATGTTCGTTTGCCTTATCCGGGTGGCTGTAATGGTATTCCGGAGAACAGGTTTATGTTAGACGCTAATGATAATCCTCTTCCTTTAGAAGAGTTTCTTGATCATGCGTATGCGCATCGTGCAAGCAATATTGATCTGTTTCCCTTGGCTGAAATGTCCAAGGTTCAGCGTCGTAAGGTTGAAGTTCCTCAGGGTTTGCCCCCTGACCTTCAGGAATCTTTCAAGCACATCAATCCGTATATTGCCAACATTTGGTGGCATGGCCCGTTACCGGGTTCTGACCGCTCGAACACGCTTGTGCGTCTAGTCCACTTGATGCGTGAGCACGGCACGCCGATCAATCATGCCTATAATTTGCTTGTGGGCGCAGATCGTAGGTGGGGTAAGTTTCATGGTCGTGAGGATGCTGTTGAACAGTTGACTAAGATTATTGAGACGTGTTATGGTTCTGATGTTCCTATGTCGGAAGGGTTTCGTCCGTGAAAAAGTTTAAGTACAACCAAATTTTCAAGATTCGTCCTCGGGCAAAGCAGCGCCCGAGAATATCAAAGCGTGGTTTTGCGTACACACCCAAAGTGACGGCTTTGCATGAAGCTGCTATTGCTGAGATGTATAAAGGTCCGTTGTTTGAAGAAGGTGATTTGGCTGTTCGGTTGCGTTTTGTGCATGATCAGATTGAGTTGGAGATTGAGCGTGTGCAGCCGAATCCTGAAGTTGAGCAGCCGGTTAAGCGGTTACGTGGTGATATTGATAATTACGTTAAGTCTGTTTTGGATGCGTTGAATGGTGTGGCGTATTCTGATGATAAGCAGATTGTTGTTCTGTTCGCAGAGAAAGCTTAATATGATTCATGCTCTTGTTTGTTTACGTTGTAATTTCTTGGTTACTCATGACCCCAAAAAGTTGTCCGGATGCACTTGCGATCCGGATGCACCAACCTGGGTTGCTATCGAGCCAGATGGCCGTATTCTGAAAATGAGTGGCGCAGAGTATATGGCTCTCAGCGACGAGGAATAATGTCTAAACAAATTGATGAGGTTTTGCTTAAGGCTCACGAGCTGACCCACGGGCAGCGTCGTGAAGAATACAATCATCCGTTTGATGACTATTCTCGGGTGGTTGATATTTTTCGTGCTTTTTCGGGCGTGGAGTTAACTCCTGCCCAAGGTGCAATGTTCATGGTTTCCGTGAAACTTGCTCGTTTGCAAAATAACTATCGCAAGAATCTTTTGCATGTGGATAGTGTCATTGATGCCGCAGGGTATTTGTGGTGCTATGCGCAAATTGCAGAGAAGATGGAGCACATGACAGCATGAAGCCTTCTTCGAAGCCGTTTGATCGCAATCTTTACGAGGCCGATGATTCGGCTAAATATCAGATCATTGAGTGGTTGCGCTCACAAGGGGCAAAAGCGGAGTTGAATCCTGATCAGTTTGGTATTGATATTTTGACTGATTGGGGTATGCCTGATACCGGTATTGAGGTTGAGGTTAAGCATAATTGGCGTGGTCCAGTTTTCCCGTTTAAGACTGTGCATTTTGCTTCTCGTAAGTTCAAGTTTTTGAAGACGCACGAGATGGTTTATTTCGCCATGTTGAACCATGAGCGAACACATGTTCTTCTTGTTGATGGTGAGGATTTCAAGTCTGTTGTAACGAAGAACACTATTTATACGGAAGGTGAAACCTTCTTTGAGATACCGATCGATAAGTGCAAAATTGTAAAACTTGAGGAATAGAGACGTCAGCATTACTCCGTCCCACGCAGAGTCGTTCCGTGGGTACAGGAGGCCAGAAACGCCCATTGAGGCGTTGATGATGGCTGGCATCCTTGAAGAGCCTGAAGAGTCCTTGCAGGAAATCCAGCCTCTTCGGGAGGCTGTTGCTAGCTGTATTGAACAGTTGTCTGAGCAGGATCGTTTTATTATTGATGCGGTTAATTCTGAGATGATTTCTTTGGAGGCTTTGGGTAAGCGTCTTGGTGTTTCCAAGCCGCATGCTTGGCGTTTGCGTAATGCTGCTTACGCTAGGCTTGGGGTTCTTCTTGAAGCCAATGAGTTTATTCGTGAAAGATTGAATTTAGATGAAGATGAGACAGATCACAGTGGGTTTTGATGTTTCGGTCAGCGTGGAAGAAGTTGCTGAAGTTCTTGCAGCTGCGTTTGGCAGTGTGGATGTGGGTCAGGGCATTTCATCGAACGGTCTTCCCCCGGGGTACGTATATGTTAGAAATCAGAAAGCAAGGAAGAAGAATGTCTGACGACTGGATTTACAACATCATCCCCAAGGATGAGGTTGAGCGTATGAATGATGCTGCTTCCAAGCTCGAGTATCATATGTCGGGTGGCATCAGTATTGTTTTGAATTCTGATAATCAGTCGGCTATTGATTTATGTCGTTATTGGCGTGAGGCTCTTTACGGCGACAAGAACTCTTGGGTTAAGGTTGGTTCGTTTATGTCGGGTATTATCGCTACGATTGAGATGCATTTGCATGAGGAGGGTATCAATCCATATGAAGATTAAATCAAGCTGGCCTCTTGTCGCCATTCATTGGCAAGATGCGTATGATGGCGAGAACGGTTGGACGGAAGTCAAGACATATGAGCCGGAGCAGTGTACGGTGGTTACTGTCGGGTGGCTTTGGGAAAACTGCCTTGATGGTTATATGACCATTGTTGGTTCGTACATGCCTGATGAGGTTGATGATCCCAAAACCGTGGGTATGCCTGTTCACATCCCTGTTGGGATGGTGTTAAATGTTTATATTTTGGATCAGCCCGAAGTAATTATTCAGTCAAAGGACCAGAAGGAATCACCAGTTTCTGAAACGCCTCACGCATCTTCTTCGGATCGGAAGCCATTTCAGGGGAGACTTCTAGATGTATCCAATCTCCACCAGGTGCCCCGTGAATTGTTTCGGTCCGATATTTAGACCAAGCATCTCTGGTGCACATCCATGCCCTGCCCCATGGCTTGGGGAAGTAATCAAACATTGCTTCGATGCCTAACAGATCTGCGTTAGCTTGCAATATTTTTAATACTCTGATGGCGTCGGGTCGGCCGTTCTTTTTCCCTTTTTTCTTTTCGGGTACGTGCCTATAACTTAAATCAACAGCTCGACCTGTTGCGTGGACGCTGAGAGTTTCTTTGCCTCTCATTGGGCGTACGCCCCAGTCACCGTTGTTCCAAAGTGCACCGTTCCCAAGCTTGATTACTTCTTCAATGAATACTTTCATGCCGGGGCGCAAGCCTTTGGCTGCGCCATCTTTGTTGCCTGTGTAGGGTCGCTTTGCCATGTGTTCTCCTAGTTATATTTACGTACTGGTGATCCAAGGTAACCGAGCCAAGCGTTGAGTTGTGACAAGCCTTCTTTACCGAACAGTCTTTCTCCCTGGCCTACAGGCGGCACGCCAGCCCTAAGGATCGCTGCAAGCCTGTCTTGCGGTGTCTTAAACTCTGTTCCGGTGAATGCGCTTGCTCCCATTGCTTGTTCGACCGGGATCTTAATCAACGGATTGGCTTTGTTCAGGAACTCTACTGGATTGTAGAAAGCTTCTAGGTCTTTGCCAATTCGGTTGAATCCAATGTCTGGCATCAGGTACATACCTGTGCCAAATGGCAATCTGAAGCCACCCAATTCTTTTACGAATGGTGGAAGTGGCGTTTCGTTATCACCAAAGTTCCGTTTGAAAGATTCGTAGATCAAGTATGGTCGTGGATTCAGCCACATGTTTTGAATTTGCATTGTAAGGTTTCGGCTTGTCCACAGCCAGAACGGTACAATTTGTCGCATGACCTCATCAAACTGTGAAAGGTCTTCGTAGTCGAAGTAGAATCGTTTTACTCTAATTTGTGCGAGACCAACGTCGCCGCCTTTCACGGCGGTATCGAACGCTAATGCAAATCGCATGTAGTTGTCTGCTGCCTGACCGATTGCTTGGTTCTTTCTGATCAGCCAGTTGTCATAAATGCGTGCACCAAACTTTCCGCTGGTTGCTTCTTTGAAGGTTTCGGAGAAGATACCTCCACCCGATCCAAGCATGCCGAGGCGTGCCGTTTGCAAAGCCGGTACGAGTTCTTGTGGAACTGCTGAACTTCGCAAGAATTCTGCCCAGCTTGTTCCTGCTCGTTTGGCTTTCGTCCATGCCGCATAAATTGGGGTGATGGTTATCAGGTTGTCCATATTTCCGTCAGCCAATGTGTACGTAACTGCGTTTGCAATAGCGTTGCGCACATGGAATCCGGGTGAAAGAACTGCGAAAGCTTTCCAAGCTTTCGTGTAAGGTCCAATATAGTAAGCAAGTTTGCGTACCCATTCTGGGGATTGCATTCGTGATCCTGCTTCCCAAAGTTGCATAAATTCTGGTGAACCCTGCAACCCTGGATAGAATGTTCCAAGTTCTTTCCAGCCGGCAAAAGTGGTCATTGTTTGCCTGATGCCATCAGCAATCATTTCTGGTGGCACACCATCCACGATTACGCCTGATGGAAGCGCAATTCTTCCATCCTCAAGAAGTTTCCCTCCAGATGAAATCATTGCTTCTGCAGCACCAAGCATTTGGTTGTCAAACTTTGCTTGCCCAAACTGTGCGAATGTTTCAAAGAACTGTCGTTCTGCTTCAACTTGTGACAAAATAATTTTGTCGATAAGGTCCATTGATTTCTTGTCACCAAGGTATTCAGCAACTTTGCGTGCTTCCTTTAGTCTTTCTTGAACAAATTTGAGCGAGTTGTAGATATCTCCGCTTCGCTTGCTAACAGTTGCCAAGTCGCCAGAGTTGATATTGTTGATTTCAATATTGTTCTTCAATGCTTCAACTGTTTGTTCAAGCAGGTCTAAACCTTCTTGCACATTGGTCAATGCTTCTGGGTCGCCGGCATTGATTACTGCTGCAGCCTGATCGTATTGTGCTTCCAAGTTCCGTACAACAGCCCTTGCTCTGTCGAGCTCGGCCTGTTTTGCGCCCACATCAGAGGTGTTGGCGACCCTTTTGAGGTCGTTTTCCAGCAGTCTCAGGCCTTCTTCGTTGATGCCAGATGGTGTTCTGAGTTCTGGTGTCATAGGTGTTGGCACGGTTTCCAAAAGTCGTTGTTTTACGGCTTCGGGGGTTGGTTTGGCCTGCAAGCCAGTTCGTCTCCATACGGATATTGACCCATCTGGATTACGGTAGATGCCTTCTCGCACTGCTCTTTCTTCTGCGTTTTCAATGTAGTCGGAAAGACCGTAACCGCCATCTGGATCAAACTCGCCCCTTGGTTCGTCTTGCGACCTAATAGTGCGCTCCAAAACATTTTCCATGTTGTCATTTTTAGGTTGCTTGTAAGTCTTTGATCGTGCAACCTTTTTGGTTTTTGATTCCCATCCCTTAAGGAACTTTGCGCTTTCGTCACTAAGTCCAGTGGTGTCAAGAATGTATTCTTCTTTCGGCACAAGCCTGTTAAGCTGTGCTTTGCGCTCACGCAAGGCACGAGAAATCTGCACACCATCAATATCGATCTTAAATTTCTTGATTTCATCAAGCAATCTAATTTCATCTAAAAGTCTTTGAACAGACTTGCGTTCAAGTGGGGTATCCAAAACGGCCCTAATACGACGCTGAATCAAATCATTGTTATAATTCAGTTGACGCAACAACTCAAAACTTTGTTCCTGGGCTGCTGCATTAATGTTTTGTGTTCGATCTGGACCTTTTGTAAACTTCAACGATCCTGTTTCATCAATTTCTTTAAGCAGATTTGCGGCAATATCTTCGCCTTCTTCCGTATAACCAAGAAAAGCACCAGTTTGCCCCTTCGACATTTGCTGTTCTTTTGTGACAAGTTTGCCCTCTACTTCACGTTTCCAAATATTGAGTTCTCTAATAAGCTCATCAATTTTCTTGGATGATTCAGGAGTCCACTCATCAAATTCCTGAGCAATCTGATTCGCAGCATTATCAATCTCATCATTGGCAGCAGCCAAAGCATCGGCTTTGGTTTGTGGATTTACCGACTTGCGACGAATGTCATCAGCAACAATACGTGCACGGAACTCTTCAATCTTCTTAAGATGCTGATATCCGTCAGTCTGCTCAAACGCTTTTTGAATCGCAGCCCTGCGTGCCTGCACAACATTTGTGGGCGCAACAATGTCCGGTCGTTCGGTCATTGTCTTTTGAACGAATCGCTTCAAAGCGTATTCGTCTGAGATTTCTCCACCCAATCGGGCAAACTCATCTGGATCTGTTTGCTGGAATATGTTTCGTGCATGCT